CAAAGTCAGCTTCAATTCCACCGGCTTTTCATCGACTTCGATAAAAAGTCGGTTGCCTGGTGAACGATAAAAAGATGCTCCGCCTTTACTGGTGAGTTTCATTTGAGAGTCCTTTCTTTAAGAAGCCAGGGGCTGAAAACAGCCCCTGACATCGGAGGTTTGGCATGGCGTGCCAAAATTTACCTAATTAACAGAAAAAGAATTCGATGTTGTCGTTCTTCAGCGGGCTGGGGCGACACTGACCGGTCAGACCATTTACCAGAACCATGTTTTTATCCTGCTGGCCCATGTCATCAATAACGGCACGGCGAAGCAGAACGAAACACATTCTTCCAGCAGTGCTGCCGATTCTGAAGGTGATCGGAAATTCACGACTGTTTCTCAGTCGATCCCAGAATGCAAATTCAGCTTCGGTTTTCGCTTCGGGGTCGATTGCAAAAGCGTTGTCGCGCTCGGTCGATTTATAGCTGTGAATGCCACCGACTCCGTTCACATCAGGGCGCAGAACGATATCGTTATTGGTTGACACCTGGATCTGTTCGACGAGCAGAGTTTTGTCGCCATCGACACGCAGATCAGCCTGCTGAACAATCGGCGGCACCACGCCAGAAAACGTGTGCGACGGCAAAGAAGCGTCAGCGATGCTATTGAGAACCGACTGAAAAGTAAAGTTCAAAGAGGCAATTTTACCGGCTTCTGCGGTCAGGTCGAAATTACCGACCGATGCGCCGCCTTTGTAAAGCATGCCGTCGAGGTAATAATAGAAGAACAAGCGCTGTTCAGAATCGCTGGCAGCGTTTGGTCTGTATCTGACACCTGCCGGATAACAATAAATATACCAGCAGTCATCTACCACCAAAGAACCGGCAGCAAAGGTGAAAGTGATGGTCGCACCCTCGTCGCCCAGGTTGATTGGTGTTCCGGTTGTAACCGTGTTTTCAACGCTGTTCTGGTCAGAATCTTCCCAGCACTCAACGCTGACTTTGGCAACGAGTGATTCGCCGCCGGTCGTAACTTTGACTTTATAAACCCTGACGCGATCGCCGGTGAATGTGCCGCCCTTGGCAACCACAAGACCACTCAGGCCAGTGTTATCAAAGCCTGCTATCGGGTCATCGATCGCAGCAGCTGCAAGCACGCTTTTCTTCATGCCACAACCTTCAAGCAGCGGGCCGAAAAGCGGCGGGGTGCCGACAACGCCACTGCCGTCAAGCTCGACTACCGGGTTAAAATCAATGGTTTCGCGCCCGATGATTTTCTTTGCAGCATCAAGACTGTTTTCTTTTACGATGCGGTCTATGGGCTCATTGCCGTAAGTCGGTATGAACTGACCGCAGGGAATGGCATGTGATGCCGGGGTCAGGGTCGGGTCAACGTTTGGCGATGACTCGATTCCCGCAAGAAACAAAAAAGCATTCGTTCTCATTGTGCCTCCTTATAGGCCTGTTCGTCTGGCGACGTAGAATCTGGCCGAGAATTCAAGCAGATACGAAATCACTCCGGCCTGGTAATCAAAAAGCCCGATATTGGTGCAATCAAGGCTTTCCAGGGCGTTGCTGATCTGCAAGCCGACAAGCTTTTCGTATACGCTGCTGATGAGCGTGTATGCGTCGTTTGCCGCCGAATCTTCGTCGCGAAAATTCTGTTGATAAACCAGAACATGAAATTTGCGCTCGTGTATCGGCCTGGGCTTCTGCTGCACCGGCGTGTCTCTGAACCAGTAGACATAAGCCGCCGGATACTGCAGAACAACGGGCTTATCTTTGCGACCAACGCTCTGAACAACCTTGAACGAACCGATAGACTGAATCTCAGTGATCAATTTATCTTCGTCAGTGCCGATGTTAAGCATTGTCATTACCACTCCCGCTGATAGCCGATTTCAAACTTTGGTTTGTGATTACCTAGCCCCAGTTTCAACCAGGCATCTCTCACACGAGCCGAGAGAGCTACCGAGCTGCCGTCGCTGGTTACTGCGAAGCTTCCGTTGCTGGGGCGGGCGAAGGGTTTAACTGATTTTCAATGGTGCCCGCGACTGTGCCGGGCTGATGATCACGCGCAGCCAGGTCTTTAACGATCAACTCAGCCCTGGCTCTCGCCTGGTTGGTAAGTTCAACGCCTTCCTGAACCGCCTGCTCATTGAGCAGTTTCAGAAACTCAACCCACTTTGCCTCGGGCTTGATTCTGCCCTTTTTGGTTAAGGCCTCGACCGCCCGATAAATGCCGGGCACAACATCGTAAACAAAGCCCAGCGCCTTATCGGCGGCATTGAGCGTGTTTTCAGATATGCCCAGTTTCGGCAGAATCGGCCTGGCGATTTTATAAACCTGAATCAGCAGAATTGCTGCCAGAAACAAAAAACCAAGATTATCCATGCTTCATTTCCTTCAATAAATTTTGCCAGGTCAGAGGCAGGTATTTGCCCTGCTTGTCTCGAATCCATCTGGCATCTGGTTCAAGATTATCTTCTTTCGGCCTGATGTCGCCATGTAGGCCAGGGTTGTTCCAGTGAGGATAAATACCGATGCCGTTAAAGCCATCAAACCGGCTCAGAGCAATGAACTGATCAACAACATTCATGCCTTCGACATGAAAGTCAACTGCCATGCCGAGCGGGTGATACCTGCCCGAATGACCGGTCAGCTCATAGGCGCAGTGAATGTGAACCGGGCGATCAACAAACTTTCTGAATGCCAACAGCGTAAAAATCAGTTTGCGGCGCACTTTGCGCCAGTCGCCCCATTTTTCACCAGGCTTGAAGAATGGCTCAACAAAAATCCAGTCTTCTTCGGTCATGTAAACCAGTTGATGTTCTTTATTCATCAGTATTTATCCAACACGTCTTTCGGAAAAATCGCCGAGTCAGCATCTTTGTTGATGCGATACTCGCTGACGCCGCTTTGCGCGGTGCCGAAATCAATCTGCAGCTTGCCGCTGCGTATGGCTTCAAGCATCCGCAGACATTCCTTATACCAGCTGGCGATATTGTCAGGGGCAAAAGTCATGGTGCGGTTGCTGTAAAGCTCATGCAGCGTCATTTTTGCACTGATCTTGGTGATAAGCGCAGGAACCTGAATCAGGGGCACATCGGCAACCTTATTGGCGATATAACCGTCTATCTGGGCGTCAGAAGTCTCGATTGCTTCAGCGATTACATCGGCGTCAATGGCACCGGTGTTCTCAAGGTCTGAAAGCTGAATCAGAACATCTTCAGTTACAAGCTTCAATAGGTCGTTAGTGTTGCAATAAGGCATGTGCGATGTCCCCCAAAATCAGTATTCGTAGAAGTAAACGGTGGCCGAGGCTGTCTGAGACCTGAAATACAGGTCAGGCGTGCTCGTCGAGACGTTGTATAGCCTAAAACTGCCGCTGGCGATGCTGAACGGGTAAGCTGCGCCGGTCGGCACATCGTCATTACCCCAGTTCAGCACGCTACCAATGGTGCCGACAATCAGCACCCTGGTGTTGGCGGCAAGCGTCGGGCATTTAACCGCAACCGTAGTGCCGATCTCAACCGTGGTCGTGGCCTGAAAAGCCTCAAAAGACTGCTCCTGAACCGGCAGCGGGTAACGAAACCCGATACGCTGCTCAGAGCCGGTAGCTGCCTGGCCTTCACGCCACTTAACAATAACTTCCTGTGCCTGGGCGCTCATCATGACGGAGGTCATGACCAGCATTACAATCAACAGCCTGACAATGCTGTTATTCTTCATGTTGAAATTCTCCTTCCTCGATCAAAGCTCAAAGAACTTTGGCGTAAACGATGCAGCCGGGGCGCTTAACCAGCGGCAAGGGGCGGGCTTCAGCCTTTATCCAGCGGGCTGAAGGGTCTTCAGTTTCCCAGGACTTGGCGAAGAAAACATCAGGCAGCTGGCCAGAACCGATGCCATCGGCAGCGGCAAAGTCTTCAACCGGGGCGAAGCCCTCGGCGGTGTTGCCGTAGCCAACGCCAACGATGGCGATATAACCGCTTTCGATCATATCGGTAACGTTGCCGTCTGAATCTTTGTAGGTGCCGAGAACTTCTTCGATCTCGATTCCTGCAAGTCTGCCGATTCTGCCGTTTTCGGCCATCTGCTGACCCATCTGGTTCTTCAGCAGTTCAATCAGGGCCGGATGTTCGAGAATTGCATCCATGACATCGGGTGCGCAGAAAGCATAAAACTTGTCAACTGCGCCGCCGGTGGCTGCTGCGATTTTCTTTTTCCAGTCTCTGAGGTTTTTCAGGGGCTTGCTTTCGCCATCGCTCCACTTGTTGGTAGTGGTCAGCGTCGGTTTATGGCCGCTGGGGAAAGTGAAAGCCACCAGGGTTTTGCCCGAACCATCAACAACGGTGCCTGAAAGGGCTTTTACCGCCATGAATTCACGGGTGCGGTCAGTTCTGGCGCGAAGTTTGGCCAGCTCGGCGCCGACTTTTTCAGCCAGAACCATCGGGGCAACTGAACCCATGGCGCGAATTCTGTCGAGGTCTGAAGGGTTGATGCTTATCTTTTCAGGAAAGCGGGGAGCGGGCACAACCACGGTATCATAGCCGTCTTTGTTGACTACGGTTGCCGGTGATCCTGAAGGCACACTGGTCTGAATGCCTTCTGCATCGGTTTCGACATCAAACTGAATGTTTGAAGTAAGACTTCGGTCTTTCTGGGCGAAAACCTTGTCGAGAACCGGAGTTTTTACCGGACGAATGCGGTTGACTGCAGCGACCAGGTTTCTGGCTTCAAATACTGATTCAATGGTCATTTGTTTCTCCTTTACTCAGATCAGCTGAGGTTTTCGGTATCCATGTGAATACCGCGACCGGCAAGATCTTCTTCGCCGTTGGCATCGAGGCCGGTGAGAGCCGAACGCTTTACTAGACCAGCAAGCAATACCGGGGCTTCAGTGTCGCTTGAACCGGCGGGAACGTCTTTGAGAAGAATGGCAATGGCGGTTCTGCGCCCGTCATCAGTGCCGTCATCGTCGTATTCGACGTATTTGCCTGAAGCGGTGATTTTACCGAGAACCGTTCCGGCATCGCGATCGTTGGCCGCGTCGGCAAGTATGGTTCTGGTGGCGATTACCGGAAAGTTTCCGGCCACAATGTCGTTGAAAGTCAGTGAATATTCGGTCATAACTTGTTATTTCCCTCCGTTACCGGCAGAAACCATTGCTTCTACCAGCTTGTCGCTTGCTTCAGAAAAGTCAGAAGCCGCGTCAGCAGCCTTGCCTTTTTTGGCGATATCGCCGAAAAGTCTGTGTTCGCCCAGGCTTTTCAGAAAGCTTCTAAACCAGCCGAGCTGGGTGTTTTTCTGGCCTTCACTGAATTCGAAATCCTGGGCGTCGTTGTCCAGGCCGGCCATGAAGTCGAGAATTCCGGCATCTTCCCATGCGGGCAGGGCGCGGCTTTCTTTTACAGCTGCGTCGAATTCAGCCTTGAGTTCGTTGCGCAGGGCAACTCCGCGAAATTCAGAGAACTCGTGATCTTTGTTTTCAAGCTTTGAATTAGCCTGATCAAGATCAGCCCGCAGCGTCGATTTTTCCCTTTCGGATTCTTCGAGAGCCGCTTTGAGACGTGCAATTTCGTCCATGTTTGATAGCTCCTCCTCGTTTAATTGATTGATCTGGCTCACGTCTTCGCTGTAGCAGAAACTTTCATCAATTTCGCCCTGGGAAAACGTGAAGTCCTTAAGTCCTTTAATTGCCGGTGCGGCAGCACCGAGAAACGAAACGTGCATCAGCGTGCCGTCGGGTCGCACTCTGACTGACCGCTTTTTGAACATGCCCTTATTGACAAGCTCTGCGAATTCGGGCACAACCTGCCTGAATTGTGCATACAATCTGTCACCGACTCTCTTTAACGATTGAACCCACCCGTAAGCCGGGCCGCCGGCTACTGGCCCTGACTCTTCGCTGTGGTCGATTACAATCGGTGCTTCATGAAAATTAACCGGATCATAATTCTTTGCCATTCGATCCAGGTCGGCGATTGTCCATTCGCGCATGCGGCCATGTTTGTCGACATGACGCCCGGCTTTGAAAATTTCACACCAGCTCACTTCGTTTCTCCTTGCCGCTTTCAATTTTGATCTTAACCTCAAATCAGCATCATTTCAGTTATCTGACACAAAACCTTTTAGACCGGCTAAAAACCGGG